TGTTATGTCGCAAGTAACACGTACCGTTAACCAATTAATCGTTAATTCTCTCTATTTACTGGGCGAATTAGGAACAGATGAAACCCCAGATTCATTCATGCTTTCATCGGGTCTGGATATACTTAATGAAATCATCGATGGTTTATCGGTTGATTCTATCTCTATACCTTATTTGACCGATGTATCATTTACAATGGTTCCTGGTCAAAGAGAATATTCTATTTCAACAATAGCCGGAGCTGACATTGATTCAGATAGAGTAGTCGATTTAACGTTTGCTAACTTTAGTATAGAGTCGATTGATTATCCATTACAGGTGATAAGAAAAGCAGCGTTCTATAACAATACGACACTAAATAATTTAGTAGCTCAACCCGGTTCTATATTTTTAAATAGACAAGCGCCTGACAGCAAGATAATAATTTATCCTACACCTGATCAAGCTTACCCCTGTAACTTACGTGTAAAATCGATGCTCAATCAGCTTGATGAACATGGCACACTAAGTGGTTTGCCACCTTACTACTATGGTTTTTTGAAGTATGCAATGGCAAGAGAATTCGCGGGTTATTACCCAAGCAATAATTGGACAGCGATTGCTGAGTCAAAGTATCAGCAATATTTTGAAAACTTGAAGAATGCTAATGAAACTGATTTAACGTTGCGCCCTTCTATGATTCTTGATTCGCGCGAACCCTATTATTGGCAAACTATTTTGGCGTATTAATGAGAAGCAGTGTAAAAACAGAGAATTTTGAAGTCGTCGGTAGCTATGACAACCAGCGATCATCTACTATTAACGCTGAAAGAACGGTTAATATGATAGAATATGTTGACCAAAGAGCTAAGCGCGCAAATGTTTTGTTATCCACTTCTGGACTAGAGGACACCAATCTAGACTTTATCTTAGAATCGAAAGGATCAAGAGCTACATTTGTTTTTAAAGACGCAATCTATCAAGTTTTTGGTGCGAATATTTTTAGAATTATTGGTGATACGTCTAACAACTTAACGAAAGAATTGTTAGGAACGCTAGGAACTGCTTTTGGTTACGTGGGAATAGCGGCTAATACTTTCCAGGTGTTATTTGTAGACGGTCAGAAAGGATATTTATTCGATACTAACACTGGTTTCTTTAGTGAAATAACTAGCCCAGCATTTCCAGTAAATCCTATCGATTGCACAACTCTTGATAATTTCTTTGTGGTAATAAGCGGTGGTACTAATCAGTTTTACTTAAGTAAATTCAATCAAGGCTTAATTTGGGGTATAGGGTATACGCAAGAGGGCACTCCAGTTGTTAAAACCTTTACGGCTAGTGTAGCGGACGATTGGTTGATCGTAGCAACTTCAGTTAACTACCAAACGACCGTCCCTTTTACACTCGATACAAGTACAGTACTTCCTGGCGGATTAGCAGTAGACACCACTTATTATGCTATTCAAGTTGATGCCACTCATATTAGGGTAGCAACGACGCCACAAAATGCAATAAGTAATGTATATATTGATATTACTAATCTTGGAACCCCTCCCTATACCATGGATAACGACGGAGAATTGCAAGAAGCACAAGTGACCACGCATCCTGGTACTGTCGTGGCTTGTCAAACTCTTCATAGACGATTATTTTTGTTCTCTGAAAACTTTACTGAAGTTTGGGAGAACGCAGGAATTGGGACCAACCTACCCTTCAGGAGAAACAATGGTTTGCTAATGGAAGTAGGCACTCCATCAGTAGGAAGTGTTGCACCTGGGTTTGGCGAAATGTATTTCCTATCCCAAGACAGTGAAGGATTAGGTTCAGTTATGCAGGTTTCAGGTACTCAAGCTATTCCTGTAAGTAACCGAGCTTTAGATTATCAGTTAGCACAATATGCAGCCCAGGAAACAGGCGGTATGTCTCATGTCAGTGATGCGCGCGGCATCGTGATTAAAGAGAATGGTTTAATATTCTATCGTTTAAACTTTACTTTAGCCAACCATACATTCGTTTATTGTCCCACAATGAGTGATGAACAAACGCATCGTTGGCATGAGGAAGAAGTTTTAAATCATGATAGGCATCCTGCTCAAACCCATGCGTATTATAAGGGCATCAATTACTATTTTGACTATCAAAATTCAAAAGTTTATAAAGTTGATGTAACTTTAGCGACCAATGCGGGTGAGCCAATACGGAGAATGAGGATCACAAGAGCTTTTGCGCCGCCTGGTCTTAGAAGATTGCGTGTTGATGCTCTTCATTTAGATCTATTGCAAGGTGATGTGGGTTCACAAACCTTAACGGATGTTCCACTTGAAGCTGAAACAGGTGATGACTTATTGACTGAAGCTGAACTTCTTTTATTAGCGGAACAGCAAGAAACATTTCAAGGCGATACGCCTTTTGTTTTTCTATCGATATCAAAAGATGGCGGTCAGACTTACGGTTACGAAATAAAAAGACCCATGGGCGCTATTGGTGAGAGAACATTTAGAACGAAATGGAGAAAGCTCGGTACAACCCCTCATGGCCAGGGCTTTATAAGCCGTTTTCAGTTTTTTCATGAGGTACCTTTTATAATTTTAGGCGCTTCTTGGTCTTATGAAATTTTACCGGAGTAAATTGATGGCTCAAGATTTTACTGATTTTCCAGTTTACGATGAGTTAATTAATAAAGGCTCTATCCAGATGTCGCCGATATGGACTGATTCCATGACGACATTCATACAAACTTTGAAAGACTATCTTTCACAATATGGCACATTTGTTCCACGCGTAACAACATCACAACGTGACTCAATACAGTCGCCAGTGAACGGGCAAATGATATACAATACTACATTAGAGAAGTTCCAAGGATATGAAAATGGTGCTTGGTCTAACTTTATATAAGGGGTAAGTTATGGGTTGGCAAGATGCAGGTGAGGGTGCTCTCGGAGGTGGTGGAAACGCCATGGGTGGCGGCGGTGGCTGGGAAGGTGCCGGACAAAATGCTTTAGGCAGCGGAGGCGGCGGCGGAGGCAGTGGTATGCCAAGTCCTTCTGCGTCTGGTATATGGGGAGGTCTGGGCCAGCTTATTGGTGGTTGGGAAGGCGACGCAGAAAATCCTTATAAAAAAGCTGAGGGTCAATATCAACAATATGGGGACAAGGCTATTGGTGCACAATCTCCTTATTACAATGCGGGTGTTGGTGCATTAGGAAAATACGGTGATTGGCTAAACAGTCAAAAAGATGCAGCGGGTTATATAGGTGGATTGATGGGGAAGTATAAAGAATCTCCCCAAGCAAAATATTTACAGGACCAAGCGCAAAAAGCTGGAATCAATTCAGCATCTGCTAGCGGTCTTACTGGAAGCACTCCATTTGCTGAACAGATGGCCCAGACGGCGGGTGGTATCTCTTCCCAGGACATGAATAACTGGCTCGGGCAAGTATTGGGTGTGAACTCTCAATATGGACAAGGACTAGGCCAAGAGGTAGGTTGGGGTCAACATGCAGCCGATCAAGAATCCGGTATTTATGGCCATATGGGCGATCAAATGGGCCAAGCTGAATATGGTAGAGAAGCTGGGAAAGCTCAAGATAGAAACGATATGTGGTCAGGTATAGGCAATATATTTGGCATGGGTGGCGGCGGCTCAGGCGGTGGCGGATCAGGCGGCGGCTCAGGGGGCGGATTAAGCTGGGGCGATATTGGTAGTATGGCTGGCATCGCGGCCATGTTTTTATAAGGAGAAGGATTATGGGATATGGTTTACCAGTACCAAGAGTAGTAGCAGATGTTGGCCCAGGTGGCGGCTATGTCACAGAGGCTAGGGGCTTAAATCAACTTCAAGATGAGCAGATTAAAAAGCATCAGGATGCTATTCGCGCTCAGTATTTAGCGCCTATGCTTCAGAATCAAGTACAATCTGGACAGTTGTCAAATCAACGATTATCTGCCACGAACCCTTTTGCTGCTCCAATGGCTCAGGCTAATTTACAGGGCAAGCAATACGCTAATCAAGCAGCCGGGTTTAAAGCACAAAACCCTATGCTGAGCCAGCCTGGAGTGATAGGGCAGTTAGCAGCACAACATTATTATGCTAAAACTGGTAATGCTCTTGCGGCTAATAAAATTGGTCAATACGTAGCTTCAGAAGTAACAAAAAACTCAAACCCAGGATACGGAGCGGGTGTTGATGCCCATAACTTAGCTAATTTAAGTGCACAAATTCGTTTTGAGAATCCTAATATGGCGGCTCATCAAGTAGATGGTATTGCTAGCGCTAGATTACGCGGGCAGAATACTTTGCCTGATGGAACGGTCCTGCTACCTCCTAGCGGCAAAGTAGGTTATATTTTAGATAGCATGAATAAGCATACTAATACTGGGGCGGCACTTAATCAGCAACGTTATGCGGCCACTTTAGATTCTATGCTCAAAGCAAATGATTCTTATATGCCGGTTGTTACTAAATATGCTGGTTTAAAAGGAAAAGTGATGCAGGGTCAAGATGCGTTATCATCGGCATTAGGTAAAAATACACCTGATTATAATAAATATGTGTATTTTACTCGACAATATGTTCCTTTAGCCGCTGGTGAATTAGTTAGAGCAATGGGCGCTCGAATGACAAACACACAAAAAGAATCCTATATGAAAGCGTTAAATCCTATTTCATGGGATACTAACCCCCAAGCCGCTAGGGAAAATTGGAATCGCTTAGTTCAGTTATATAGAACGACAGTTGGCCCAACTATTTCTAAAGGACCATCAGCTATTAGGCAGTCACTGCAAAGCTCTATCAGTTCCCCACAAGGCGGTAGCTTAAGCCGCAGTGGAGATACTGTTTCAGTAATTAGCCCTGATGGGAAAAAAGGAACTATTCCAAGTAACCAGTTAAATGATGCCTTGAAGCAAGGTTATAAACGGGGATAATGATGGCTAAAATAGACTTTACTCCAGATCAAAGCAGTTCAAAGATTGATTTCACTCCAGATCAGGATCAATCAAAGACGCCAATGGATTATATAGCAAGTTCATTAGACCCAATTGCCCCTATGATTGAAGGTGCAGTAAAGAATATTTATGGAGCGGGTAAAGATCTGGTTCAACATCCTAGCGACACACTTCATAATGTAATGCGAAGCCTTGGATCAACGATGTATCACATACCTGGGAATGTTGGGAAAGTTTTTGGGGCAGATTTATACGGTCCTCGCTATCCTAACTATCCTCCCTATAATCAGCTTCATCCCACTCCAGAAGGAAAAGTTACTGACTTTGCAGCACTGGCGTTACCGGGTGGGAAGATATCAAAGATTGCTGAAGATGCTATCCCATATCTTGCTGAACATCTGCCCAGTTTTTTCGGTAAAAGTGCATTAACAAAAACAGCAGCATTAGGAGCTGGTGGTGCATTATCTGCTCCCATTATGGGTCAATCCCCTCTACAGGGTACAGTTAATAATTTAGTTATGGGAAGTTTAGGCGGGGCAGTCGGTAAAGGTCTCTCATCATTTTCTAATAAACGAAATGCCCTTGATAGAGCTTATAATAAAGTAGCGCCTATTGGACCTCAAGACTTAACAGAAATACCACATATGCTTTATCAAAAGGCAGCTAAAACCTATATGGATAAAGAAAATCCAGCGCGTGCTCTTTATAAAAAGATTGATAGCGATCCACGAAAAGATATGGCGCTTAAAAATCCACCCACTCATTTTGATAACACGGTCAAAAAACAAATTAATGAGATTAAGAATAAAAAGACAGAGAGTCCAAGCGATAGAGAGCAGCTTTCATTTTTATATGGTTTCAGACCTAAAGAAGAATTTAAAGATCAACCTATAATAAGTAGCTTTAAAGATTATTTAGATACTGATAAGAGTTTAAATAATCATTATGAATCTATGAAAATGTGGGAAAATCCCGCATTAAATAGGCAATATAGAATTCTAAAGTCTTCTCTTGATCATCATGCTGATTTAATGGGTGAACAGTTACCAGAAGACCTTAAAAATGATTATAAAAATGCACGTCAATTATGGCGTGAAAAATCTGATATGGAGAAATTGCCAGGATCGAATGAAAAATCACCATGGTATAGCCAGTTTAAAAAAGAAAAAGAAAGAAATTCTATTGCACAAGGTGGTCGAAGTGACAAGGGATTATTAGTTGGAAATCCAGGTAGTTTTGTCAAAAATAGTCTTAAAGCTGATGAATCTGGGGTATCTAGTACAGCGAAAATAAATCACCTTTTACAGATTGTCGGACCTCAAAATAGAGATTTTTTAGCATCTGCGTATTTAAATCCAAAAGCAAAAACATTTCTAACAAAACAAGAAATATTGAATAAATTAAATACAACTAACCATGATACTAGAAAATTGTTATTTGGAGATAGAGAACCAGATTTAAATGAACTTCAAAAGTTAGCATCTAAACCTGATAGAAGTTGGTTAACTCGGGCTGCAACTGTAGCGGCTGGTACCATAGCAGGTGCCAAAATGGGACATTCTATAGAGGGATTTTTGGGATCTAACATGTTGGCCGGCTTAAAACGTAAGTCTGGAGCTAATATTTTAGGAAAAGAATCAATACCAGCAATGCGTAAATCGGGTGAGAATGCCCTACTGCGTCGATATGCACTGGTTCCTGGGTTAAGCAATGAACAAAATAAGTAGGAAAAAAGTTGTGCAGATAGTAGAATATAACAAGTTAGAGATAAGGAGATAGTCCAAGTGGCAGTATCGTATGAGTTAGGCGCATCACCTAAGTGGAATATGGTAAATCTCGTTGGTACATTAGCCGGCGGTGCTAAGCTATACACTTACTCAAATCTCAATAGAGCACAGCAAAAATCTACTTATGTGAATGAAAGCGGTACTCAAACTGAAACGAATCCTATTATTTTCGATGAAAACGGCACGAAAGGTCCGATATACTGGTCTGTAAATAGTGCTGATGCTACAGATTCTTACTATCTTGAAGCAAGAGATAGCAGCAATAACTTGTTATGGACTGCTGAGAATTACTTGCCCAATGAAGGCGGGAGTGGTGGTTCTACAAGCTCATTTGTTCAGATAAACAATCTAATAGCTAATAATGTTTTCTTGCACCATGCCGCTGATATAGTCGCTCCTACCAATAGTAAAGATATTGTTCTAGCTCCTGGCAATAATAAAGGGCTAGTGAATGTGCCTGCGACAGCCGGGGGTGCCGTAGGTCCTGATACTCGCTTTATAAAAAGCTCTACGACTGCAACAGATTCGATTACTTTTACTGACTTTGCAGCGGGCGATAATCCTTTAACAGGTGATGTAACGCCTATTACCTATATTCGATATCAAAGCAACATGGCGACTGGGGAAACCTACAAATACTTTCAGTTTCCTATCAATCACAAGGTCAAAGCATTAGAGGATCAAACCTTCACCTTTAGCGTTTGGCTAAAATCGAGCGTACCGCTTGCGGTGTTGGTTCAGTTTAGGCAGTTCTTTGGATCCGGTGGCGCGCCAAGCGCAGATGTGCTTACACCTATCAGTTCTATCACCACCACAACAGGTTGGGTGAAATATAGTGCTACGTTTGCAACGCCTGTTACTTCTGGTAAGACTCTTGGAATTTGCAGGGATGATGCCAGTTACATTGTTATTAATATCCCGACTGATACGGCGCTGGATGTATCTTTAACTAAACCTTCTTTATATCTTGGATCTGTCAACCCTACTCTTACCTTTGATACTTACGATGAAATAGAATCTTTGGTATTAAATGCAAGAGCTGGGGACGTAAGAAAAAGTATTAACAGTTTCCAACCTTTTGGTTGGGTATGGGCTAATGATGGTACTATTGGACCGGTTTCGTCTAATGCGACCACTCGTGCTAACATAGATACTTGGCCTTTATTTGATCAAATATGGAATTTTGGAAAATTAAATCCAACGCTGATTAAATTATACAATAGTGCTGGAGCTTCTCAAGCCTATGCCTCTACTTCTGTAGCCGATTTTTCATCCGATCATCAAATATCACTGCCTAAATCAGTGGGAAGAGTGTTTGAGGGAACGGCTGATACACCAGCGGCATTAACTTTTACGGTCGATATAGGTGTGTCAACGACTCAATTAAATTTAAGTGGATTAGCCGCTACTTATGGAACGGGTACACCCGTAGTACTATCTAACTCTGGTGGTGCATTACCAGCTGGTTTAACCGCCGGTACTACTTATTATTCAATATTTACAAGTGCAAATATCACGCGTCTTGCCGCTACAGCGGCTGCTGCATTTGCCGGTACCCCCATAGCATTTACATCAAATGGAACGGGCACCCACTCGATCCAAGTTGATATTACTGATGTTGGAGCTTTTGAGGGTGAGCGTGCTCAGACACTTACTGCCGCTCAGTTACCAGCATCTTTTGGATCAGTGATCCCAATTGTTAATGCCCGGTTCCATTTTTCTATAAGGGTGGTGGAGATAACGGTTGGACTTTCAATAGCGTCGTATCGGCTCCGGTTATTAATGCAGGGGGTGGTCAATCTCACTCAATAGTTCAACCATCGACATTTATGAATGTATTTTATAAATTATAGGAGTATTTAAAATGGCTTTACCAATACATGATCTTGGACCTTTAGACCCATTTGGTGTCACAGGCCCAACTCGAATTTTAGCCGGGATAATCCGCACTGGAGATGTGGTGCTTGATACTCCTTATGGCGCAACAGGAATCCCAGAGTATGCACGATGGTTATATGTCGGTGGTACTGGCCATATATCTTATGTTAAATGGGATGGAACCACACAGGTTCTAACAACGGTAAGCGCTGGGGTATGGCACCCTATCTTTTCTAAAATGGTCAATACCACTGGTACGACCGCAACTAACTTAGTTTGGGGAAATTAGTCCTAAACTTAATTACGGAGTAAAAAATGACAACAACTTTAAGCGAATATAGACGCGAGCAACAACTTTCATCAGTAAGATTGCTCAGCAGCACAAACGTAGCGGGAACGTATAATAACGGACCTTCTAACAGTGGTGCTGGGGCAACCATTACTACTGCTGCATCAACGTTAACTATTGATTCAGTAGTTGTGAAAAATGGTGATCCTATTTTATTACAAACTCAAACTAATGACTACGAGCAAGGGATTTATATTGCTTCAGGCGTTGGCTCTCTAGTTATCTTAACTCGTCGTGATGACTTTCAAACTGTAGAACAAATGAAACCTGGTTATTACGTTCCTGTTGAAGCTGGTACCGTATTTGGTGGTGCACAGTTCACAATTGTTGAACCTGCCGTTTCTGTTGTAGGATCTGACGCGATCATATTTACTGATAACTCAAGTAACCCTACTTCTGTAACGTTAACCAATCTTGGTTTGAAAATATTAAACCCAGCAGGTACCTTTGCTAACACTCTAACATTTGATAGTGCTATTTTAGCAGCACGTACATTTACCATTACAACTGGTGATGCTGCGCGCAACTTGATAATGACTGGTGATGCGACATTAAACCAAGATGTTGATACGACAGCTTCCCCTACTTTTGTAGCGGCTACTGTAGGAACTTCTGGTTTATTGATTGATAACCCAGCGGGGACATTTACTAATACAGTTCTATTAGATTCTGCCATTACTGACGATCGTATATTTACACTTACAACTGGTGATGCGGCTAGAACACTAGATATTAGTGCTGCGGATGTAACCGTTTCAGCTTACGGTGCAACCGTTGTTGATGATGCAACTGCAATTGCTGCCTTAACCACTCTTGGTATCAAACGTGGAACAACTGCGGCTTATGGTGGTGGTGGCACCTCAAATGCCTATACAGCAACTGGTTTGGTTTCAACTGATATAGTAGTGGCTAGCATTTTGGCTTCATCAAATTCGGTTGCTCTTTCAAAAGCGGTCCCAACTGCTAATGTATTGACAATCACTTTTGATGGCGATCCAGGTGCGTCAACGACTGTGAGTTGGATTGCATTACCAACTGTATAATCGAAATCATTTAGAGCCTGCTTTGTGTGGGCTCTAAATATAAGTGAGGATTTAGCATGGCAACAGGCGTAAAAATTAGTGCACTCCCTACGTTAGCGGTCCCCGCGGCT